CAACGAGGCTGGGTTCGCGGTGGTGGACTACGAGACGGCCAGCAGGGACGGCGAGCCGTTTGAGGCCATCATCCGCAAGAGGAACTACCTGCCCAACCCGGTAACGAGGTTCTGCACCAGTGAACTCAAAATCATAACCATGCACAAGTGGCTGCGTGCCAACTGGTCGGCCCTTGGGTGGGACGCGGAAGACCTTGAGTGGAACCAGATGATCGGCATCCGGGCCGACGAGCAGAGGCGCGTGTCCAAGATCCGCGCACGCGGGCACAGCACAGAGACTACCAAAGAAACGATGCTCATGCCTTTGGCCGACGCTGGTGTAGCGGTACAGGATGTCAACGCCTTCTGGATGCAGCAGCCGTTCACGCTGGAACTGCCAACGTTCAACGGCAGGACGCTTGCCGGAAACTGTGATCTGTGCTTCTTGAAGCCAACCCAGCAGGTGATGAGCCTGATCGCGGAGCGGCCCGAACGAGTTATGTTCTGGGCCAAGATGGAGGCGTTGGCGCTGGCGTCTAAGCCTGACGGCGCGGTTTTCCGCAAAGACCGCCCCAGCTACGCCAAGATGGCCGAGTTCGCCGCCAAACAGCGCGACATGTTCGATCCAGACGAAGAAGCCATCGCGTGCTTCTGCGGGGACTGATGATGTCCTACTAGGCTGTGTGGTCTCTGTTTGAGTTGCCGGAAACGGTGGTACAGTTCACCCATCGACAACGCAACCAGGAGCAGCACGATGGAATTTGCCCTCGCATCCAAGAGCAACAAGGCCTCGATCTACGCCAACTACCTAGCCAAGTTCCGCGCCGAGCGGCCCAACATGGTTGCCCCGATCATCGTCGAAGGTTGGGACGCTATCGACCCGATCCTCGCCCTGACGCGCGACCCCGCTGCGCGACTGCACTCGCACACCGGCCGGTGGGCGACTGGCGTTGCCCGCACTCACATCCTGGCTGACGGTCGCGTGGTCGAGATCAACCAAGTGCAGGGCACCGCCTGCACGCGATACACGCTCGCCCTCTGGGCCAATGAGCGCGACTGGATGACATACGAGCGCCCCGAGCCGATGTGCAGCTATTTCGGGAGCTGGTAACCCATGACAACCCCAACCGTCACTGACTGGAAGATTTCTCCTATGGTCGGATTCCGCTCGGGCCGCGTAACCGGCTACACGGTCGAGCGCATCCACCATCCGTACACGCGCTTTGCCCGCGCCGAAGCGCTGGAGAACGGGCGCATCTTCCCCACCCACGCAGCCGCACAGGCCGCCCTCGCCCGCATCACCAACCCCTGACCACAGGAGCACAAGATGAAGTTCTACGAGATTGAGTTCGACGGAGCAACAGTGGGCTGCGAGACCTCTCTGAAGGCCGCCAAGGCTCTCGGAGACGCATGTGGTGGCCCGTACACCATCATCACAGTCGAAGCCCCTGTGAACGCCGAGACCGTGCGCCGCCTTCTGGGCAACATCGGTGGCTACGGTGAAGTGCTCAACTACCGGGAGGTGGCATGAAGTACACACCCTGGTTTCCGCCCACAGAGAAGCCCGTACGCCCAGGCGTCTACCAGATCAAGGCCTATGCGGACGCATGGTTCCGCCGCTGGGATGGACTCACGTGGTACTACGGCGCCGAAACTCCGGCCAAAGCAGCGCAGAGAAGTGAGCCATACCCCACGTTTGCCGACGAATCATGGCGCGGCATCCTGAAGGAAGAGGCATGACCTCCACAGCCCGCGTCCAAGCCCTCAGGGATCGCAGAACCTCCCTAGGCCTCATCCGGCTGGAGCTCTACGCCCACCCGGCAGACCACGCCGCAATCAAAGCCCTGGCCGCCAAACTCACCAAGAAGCGAACACCGACTACACTCCCTCCCCAGCGCTGAAAAGACTGCGCGTAGAGGGGACTGAAAGATGACCCGCAGCAAGTTAGCATCCACTCACCTGGATAGAGTGAGCGAAATTAGGGGGTAACCATGGGACGAAGAGCAGGTATCCCCAACAAGGCCACAGCAGACGCCAGGAGGGCGATCGCGGAGTTCGTGGATGGGAACGCCCACCGACTCACGGAGTGGCTGGATGCAGTAGCTGCTGGGGTGAAGGTCGAGGATCCCGATACGGGCGCCGAGAAGTACGTGGTGGCGCCGAACCCGGCGAAGGCCTTCGACATGTTCCAGTCGGTGGTGGAGTACCACGTGCCCAAGCTGGCCAGGACGGAACTGGTGGGGGATCCGGACAAGCCCCTGGAGGTGGATGTCCAGGTGAGCGTCTTCGGGGAGCTCCTGAAGAACCTGAAGATGCAGCGGCAGTCTGGGCATGGGGGCAGTTGACGCCCTCGTAGATGACCCGGCGCTGCTGGAGCAGTTTGCCCGCCTGCCTGAGCGAGATCAGGCTGCCATCACGTGGCAGATGCGGTGGCTGCAGCAGGCCCACCAGCATCAGATCGAGCCGCCAGGGGACTGGTGGACCATCTGGCTGCTCATAGCCGGCCGCGGCGCCGGGAAGACCCGGGCGGCTGCCGAGACCCTGTCACAGTGGGCCTGGGAGTTGCCTGACACCCGGTGGCTGGTCTCCGCTCCGACCTCAGGGGACGTCCGCGGCACGTGCTTTGAAGGCGACTCTGGGCTGCTGTCGGTAATCCCGGCGCCCTTGGTGGCCGACTACAACAAGAGCCTGCACGAGCTCAAGCTGACCAACGGATCGTTCATCAAGGGCATCCCCGCGTCTGAGCCCGAGCGCTTCCGCGGCGGCCAGTGGCACGGCGCATGGCTGGACGAGCTCGCCGCCTGGGAGTACCTCCAGGACTCCTGGGACATGATCATGTTCGCTGTCCGCCTGGGCATGCGTACCCGGATCATCGCCTCCACGACCCCGAAGCCCAAGCCGCTGATCATCGAGCTCCTGGGCCGAGAAGGCGACGATGTGTTCGTGACGAGAGCGAGCACTTACTCCAACATCGCCAACCTTGCTCCCTCCTTCCAGAAGCAGATCCTTCAGTACGAGGGCACGAACCTCGGGCGGCAGGAGATCCACGCCGAGATCATCGACCCGGAGGAGGCCGGCATCGTCAAGAGGCCCTGGTTCCGCCTCTGGCCGGCTCAAAGGCCCTTCCCCAAGCTGGAGTTCATCCTGCAGTCTTACGACTGCGCCACGAGCGAGAAGACCCAGAACGACCCGTCTGGCTGCATCACCTTCGGGGTGTTCAAGCCCGAGGACGGAGGCATGTGCGTCATGGTGCTGGACTGCTGGACGGAGCACCTCCAGTACCCAGACCTGCGGCCGAAGGTGGTCAACGAGTTCGACACAGCCTACGGGGAGGGCAGGAACAAGAAGCTGGTGGACCTGATCCTCGTGGAGGACAAGTCGGCCGGCATCAGCCTGATCCAGGATCTGCAGCGGGCGCACCTGCCGGTGATCCCTTACAACCCGGGCAAGGCCGACAAGGTGCAGCGGCTGTCGATCGTGGCCAACATCATCCGTGCCGGCCGCGTCTGGGTGCCTGAGAGCACTCAGAAGAAGGGCTACGTGCGGGACTGGGCAGAGGGCATGGTGTCCCAGATCTGCTCCTTCCCAGGCGGGACGGTACACGACGAGTACGTGGACTGCATCAGCCAGGGTCTGCGCTACCTACGGGACGCCGGGTGGATCACCATCGACGGCGCCCCCCGCGAAGAGATCGAGCAAGAGGACATCACAGACGCCGAGATCTACAACTCTCGGACCAATACGAACCCGTACGCAGCTTGAGTAATCTGATTACGGACGGGCCCTCAGGATAATCTGATTACTGGGGGGGTGCCGAAACCGATAATCTGATTACTCGGGGGCAGTAATCCAAAGGAGGTCACATGGATGAGCAAGAGCAGAGCCCGTACCAGTGGGTGCGGCAGCAGCAGGGTGTCAGGGTCACAGCCTGCGCCAACAGGATGGAGATCGTCATCGAGCCTGGGACAGACGCTCAAGAGCAGAAGCTGCAGGAGACTGTCAGGGACTGGGTCAGGAAGCGCCGATCGGACCAGAAGCTGCGAGAGCCTGGGGATCTGCCAGAGTAGAGGCTGCTCGGGGTGTCCTAGACCACGGGAGCCCTGAAGTCCATAATCCGCCGCCATGAAGACGCCGCCCAAGACGCCCGAGATGGGCATCAATGTCGCCACCGATAAGGCGGCTGGCCTGAGGTATGCGGATCTCATCGTGGATGGCCAGAAGAAGTACGAGACCCGCGACACGGACTCGCTCAAGCCCTACGTCGGAAAGAGGGTGGCGATCGTCAGGACCGGCGAAGGCCCCGCCCGGGCGATCGGCGCCGTGACCGTGGGCGAGCCGGTGGTGGTGGGCCGGGCGAAGTTCCACTCCATGCGGGATGAGCACCTTGTGCCGGCAGGATCAAGGTTTGACCTGAAGGCTGGCACCAAGCACCTGTACCCGATGCTGGATCCTGAGCGGTTCACGGAAGAGCTCGGAGTGGGCCACGGCATCGTCTCTCGGAAGGTCATGCAGATGGCAAACGGCGGATCCATCCCATCAGTAGCCCAGATGCGCCTCGCTCTGCTGTCCCAAGGCGGCCAGCCTGTGAAGGCGCCGGTGTCAGACCTGGGGTTCTACTCCCCGACCCACGAGGCTGCTCTGGGCATCCAGAGAAAGCAGGGCAACGCCCAGGCCTTCCTGAACGACCTACGCAAGGGAGGGGCGAGCAAGGAGGAACTGGAGCACACGAAGATCCACGAGTTCCTCAAGACCAAGCCCACCTTCACCAAGGATGAGGTGGTCGCCCACATCGCCAAGAACGCCCCAAAGGTAAAGGCAGTGGTGCTTGGCGGGCCTGGGGACTCGTTCAAGAACATGTCCCGCTCGGAGATGGAAGAGGCCTACGAGCGCATCGTGGGCTACAGGCCAACGGACGATGACCCTCACATGACGGATGAGGAGTTGCGGTCGCAGCTGCAGGACTATGCCCGAGAGGCGGCCGAGTCTGATGGCATCACAGAAGACGGCCGGCCTGCACCGAAGTACAACCGTCCCGACCTTGTGTTGCCCGGCGGCGAGAACTACCGAGAGGTGCTGCTGACGCTTCCGCCCAAGAAGCGCGTCGAGCAGACCAAGCGCACGCAGTACCAGCTCTTCGAGGATGGAGAGATGGTGTCGGCTGGTGACGAGCGCGCGGCCGCGCGCTGGCGCGAACGCAACCCCAATGCCGATGTCCGCACGGCTCAGGTGCTAGACCAGCGCACGCGCCTGGAGGAAGAGCGCGCAGGCCAATACCGCTCCTCCCACTGGGAAGAGCCCAACGTGCTGACGCACATTCGCATGAACGACCGCAC